TCGCTGCTAGATCATCTGCATCTGCGATTTCTTCCATCCAGACAGGGCCGGGGATGTTGTTTTTTTCAATGTATTCGGCGACGTCTTCTGGGCTACCGGCATACGGATTTACATTGTCGTCTTCGTCTTCTGCTTCTGTATTGTTGCTACCCGGCATTACCGTTTGCCTCCAAGCGATACGTCAATATCTACACCAAAGGCGTCGTTAAACTCGCCCGTCGTGTTGACCCTAATGCGGTGATACCGCGCCTTGTTTCTAAAACTCATCTTGCCCAGCGTGTTCTGCGCCTGAGACAAGCCATACTGATAATTCTCGTTCTGGTTTGTGCGCGTGCCGCTCTGCACTGTCACTGTCGCGCTTGCGCCATCCACTAACGGCCTGACGCCGGTAAGCACCAACGTATTGCCACTAGGGTCTGCGATCTCTTTTGTCTCTAGCTCGGCGTTAAGCGATGTACCGTTGAACGTACCCATCTTGTGGTCTGTACCAAACGCGGCCATAGACACCCGACCACCTCTAAACGCTTCGGAGTCGACGGGGATCGAATCGGTATCGATGCCGTTGGGCAGTGGCGTGTCTAATTGGTCAAGGTTGTAGTCCGTTGTCAGGTACTCAGAGATCACCTCAGTGTTGACCTGGCAGTACGACCACTTGTCCGCAGCCCAGTTGTAGATCAACAGGTAATCGTTGTAGTCCAGCGTGCTGCTTGATCTGAACGACCAAATGACCATGCGGTTACGTCGATCAACAACACCGCGCACAAAGCGCACAGAATTCTCGTCTGCGGTTTCAAAGAACCAGCGGTCGATCTTCTCAGCGCCAATCGGACGCGAGCCTTGGCCGGTGAAGGCATAAAACCCGTCTTGACCCAAGTAGTAGATCGTTGATCCTGACCAACACACACTATCGGGTGCTGGCGTGCCTCGACCTTCTTCGACCTCGTTTAATCTAAATATCGTCGGCGGGCCTGCATACGTCATCGTCCATATTGAGTTCTCTTGGAACACGACGCCGTAACCTCCTGGAACGATGGCTTGAATATCGCCACCGTCGCCCTCTAAATCTCTTGTGTCTGACTGCGTAGCAATGCTCGCAGTCCATAGCTCGGTATTGTTATAGCCCGACCAGTTCAATCGGTTCGGCCTTGGCGAACCGTCGTTGATGTTGCCCAACACCAAGAAGTTACGAATGGTCGCAATGCTTTCGGCTTTTGGCGGCGAACCAGGTAAATCCAAATAAGTGCTGGATGTTGTTAGGTCGTAATACTGCGGAGCAATCCCCGGAGCCACAGCGATCATGCGATCACCAAACCGGCCCCAACGCCAAGAACTGGCACCGACATAGTTGCCGCTCTTGCTGATATTGGCCCACGTTTTAGTGGCCGATAACGCCTCTATTTTAGTGCCAGAACCCGCATGGTTATGGATGGTGCCCGCACTGTCCTTGACGGTTACAGACCCCACACACGCCGCGCTCAGTGCAGTAGAAAACGATTGCAGACTCTTAAACGAGCCATAAGTGCGCACATAAGGCAGCACGTTCTTAGCAATGGTCGCGCCCGGATTATCGAGCGCCGGTTGATCTGGCAACCACTCGCCAAAGATCATCTTGGTCATGGTGTACCCATGCCGCCGGTTCTGAATAATGCAGAACCACTCACCCTCGACCAGCGTTCCTCTTGATTCGTCTGCTCAATAACGGCCAGAAACTTTTGCGTATAACGGCCCTCGGCATCAGGCTCTAACGCCCACTCAGACGCCGCTCTAAGCGCGCCATAGAGGTAAACGTCGTAATAGGTAGATAACAGCACGTTGGTGTCAGAGTCCGCTGAGAGCGCATCAAAGGCTTTGTAATACACCATCGTAAGCGTTGTCCCAGCACTGGGCGTTGGGGCCACAACCAGGTTGGTGCCTTCGATTGTGTACGCTGTTGGGGTCTGCGAACCGATGTCCATGACCTTGCTGCTGCGCAATCGCGCTGGCGGCAGATAGTCCATCTCGCGCTTGTTCTGCGTGTTGTTTGACAGGCTTCGCATTGCGATGAACCCGGTCGGCAGCGCCGTTGATTGGTTGCTCACTGCAAACGAGGTGTCTGTCACTTCCATCGCACCAATACGCACGCTTCTGCGAATCTCAGCCTCGGCCAGACGCACAAACGTCGCCTTGAGCGCGTCGGTGATGTCGCTGCGAGCCATGTACTCAGTGATGTCGCTTTTAAGCGTTGCGTATGTGGTCATCAGATTTTTCCGTTAATCAGCTTCAGATAGCTGTTTTCTCGGCTGTTTAATTTCATGCTTAGATAGGTGCGCCAAGTCCAATCTTGCCGGTACTTGGTCTGCCACTCTTTCTTCCATTCCCTATGCATGGTGTCAGGGATGCGTGCTACTAATCGGCCACGCGCCTGCTTGTTAATAACGGCGTGATTACGCAACTCTGCGTTACTGTCGAGGATTGCTTGCACCTGTTTTGCAGGCTTTACGTCCTCGGAAATCACCGTATCGCCATCCGTATAAACGCGATTGACGTTGCCGTTCCATAGCTGGTCTTGGATTACTTTCTTCATAAAAATCCCATAAAAAAAGGGGGCCGTAGCCCCCTTCTCACTGCGCTAATTAATTAGCTTGCAGTCATTGCAGTGTCGTCATTTACGTCTGCAAAGATGCCGTGCGCGCCGGGGTTGTCTATAACTAATGCATAGTCAACCAACAGCATTCTGCGTTCGGCGTCGCCTACCTTAGCGATAACGTCAGTACGGTAATCGTCGAGGTACGCCACCTTTGCGTATTCAGTATCAAGAACGAAGACGTCAGTGTAATCGGACGATACTTGTCGTTGGAACCTGTTAGGAACCACATCAAGTACACCGAAATCTGAGCATGAACCTTCAAACCAGTTCGCTAAACTGGCCCCGCCTTTCGGCTGCTCTACGTCGCCGTAGAGATGAGACTATATCTTCACCCGTTCTGGGTGCGTGGCGCTTCCAACCGCTTGGTTGTACTCCCGTAAGGGATAGTCGTTGCACCTTCCGATTTCTCGGCTTGGATCAGGATTGACTCTTAGAGTTGTCCCCTGAGTTCACCACGTTATTGCCCGCATATTCCTATGCGGCTACGCCTAAATTAACGTATACGTCTACTGCTCCCACAACACCAACACCGTCGCGAGTGTTCTTACCAAAGTCTTGGTAAGGGGTCGCGATTCGGCTGCTGCTAGAGAACATATACTTGCTGAATAGCTGCTTAACGGTTGGCCCCATCATAATGACGTTGGGGGTTGCACCGTTGATGTAGCATGACTTGATAACACCCAACAAGCCGTCTTCGGTCAGCGCGCGAGCCGTTCCGTCCGTAGCTGCTGTACCGGGGTATCCGTCATTAGTTGAGGACAACGCTGGGTCTGCTCCACCTGATCCTCTGTCTGTGTTTCCACTGTCGACTTCAGATGAAACTGCGACACCAATCCAGGCTGGTAAGCCTGCTGTTGTACTAGCGCCACTGCTAGAGCCTGATGCACCAACTTGGTTGGCTAACAGTACGCTCTCAACATCGCGCTTGATTTCCTTACCGGCTTTTGCAAGCTGGTACGCCATTTCCTGCTTTCGACCCGCCTTGTTAACAATGTTAGCTCGGCGTGATGTCACTAGGTCTTTGCGTGAAATCTGGCAGTAGTTACCGAGTCGGGCTGGAGTGGTCAGGGCGTCGCCTGAGAACTCGTCACCGTCTATGTGAGCGTTGCTGCTTGCTGTACCTTCCCGACAGGTCGTTAGTCTGTCAGCGCCCGTAGGCTGCTGCGTGTCGCCACACAGTTGAGATCATATCTTTACCCGGTCTGGGTAGACGGCGCTTCGGGCCACTTGGCCCTACTCCCTTTCGGGATGATCGTTGCACCTTCCTCTATTGAGGCTTGGATCAGGATTGTCTGCTTGAGAGGTTCCCTGAGTTCACCGTCTGTTTGCCTGCCTATTCCTAAGCAGGAGCGCCAATTAACGCTGTAGCAAGGCTGTCCATAAGCCATTCGGTATATGTGTTGGTTGCTTTATCCCGGCCAATTGAAGATTGGAACGGGGTGTCGGTAGGTGAAATGTCGCTGATGATGTTTCTTAAATCTTCGCGAGCATTGTCACCGTTGGTTGCTAGGTCATAGCGATCTAGCGTATTGGTGGACTGAGCCATGATTAGATTCCTCTAAAGAATTTTCTCTAATAATGCTGCTGCGTCCTTAACATTTCCGCTTTTGCGCAATTGGCCCCGTAGTGCCTTTACTTGCTTTTGCTGATTGGTTCTTGGTGTCTGACGTTTACCAGGAGTGAGCGCCTTGGGTGCCTTCTTCACGGTTTTCACCGCTTCGCCTGCACTGGCAAGTTGCTTTCGATACTGCATAGCCTCCCAAGCCATTCGCACATAGCGATGGTCGTGGATGCTGTTAACAAGCTCCGGGGTAAATCCGTAATCGGGTTCCTGCATGAGAAACGTCGTTACTTCATTCCGGGTTGTCTCGTTCCAGTTCGGTATCACTTCTTCTAATCGTTCAGCTTCACCAACGAGCTGCTCTGCAATGCGAGTTTGACGGTCTTGGGCAATCTGCGCTTTAGTCGCGTCATATTTCGCAGCAGCGGTTGATCTCAGCTTTTCAATAGCCTTCAACTGATCCTCGTAGCCAATGCGTTTAGCGTTCCACTCTGCGACGTTCGACGTTCGTAGTTGCTTCATGGCTGGGCTTTGCATTTGCTGCGTGATCCCGGCGGTTAGTGTGTTGAGAATGTACGCAGATTGAGCGTTTGATGACTCAAATTGCTGTTGTCTCTCCGTGACTTCCGCATCAAATTGTCGGCGTTCTTCGGCAAGCTGATTCGCCTTATTGAGAAAATGTCTACTTTTTTGGTGATCTCGGATCAGACTGTCCAGGGTGACCTCATCCGTCTGGCCGTCGACTTTTATTTGCGCCTTCACGGTAGTTAGAAGTTCCGAAATGGGAACGTCTAGCGCCTCGGCAAAGTCAGCCAGGCTCTCATAAGATGCCTGTTGTTCGTCTTCCTCGGATGCCGGTTCTTCGACTTCCTCTGGGTCGCTGTCTTCATCGACAGTCTCTACATCTGCTTCTGCTTCCTCTGTTACTTCTTCGACTTCGGCGTCGTCCTCAACCGGGGCTTGCGCCTCTGTTTCTTGGATTGTTCCCTCGTCGTCACCAAAAACAGAACTCTGCATAAAGCGTTCGGTAGCGATGTCGACAGAATTTGTAGAATCCGTTTGCGGGGTATCCACTTCATTCTCCTTTTATGAGGTCAACGACCTCTATTTTGTTTTGCCCGCTGTTCTTCGGCGCGAGCTTCCAATTTGCCGTGTGAAACGTATTCCCACAGCTTTTTCTTCAATCGACGGTTTGCCTGGAGCGTGCGCACCAGTTCTAACGCCTCGTCATATTCGCCGGACACAAGCCCGGTAGAAGCCAAAGCGTTAACCACATCCCTCTCAATTGAATCAAAACCTTCTTGCAGCAGCGGATGCTCTAGCAACTGCTCTGCGTCTTTACCTTTAACTATTGAATTGCCTCGTTTCATCGAATTGCGTTTCCTATGTACTCGCCAAGGCCACTCAGCGCATCTTGATAATGCGGCGGCTCTTGCTGGTATTGGTCTATTAAGAATTCGGCAGCGTCAGGCAACATCGGCTCGACAAATGCGCGATAACCCGGATTGCTTGTCACCGTGTCGGCAACTGACCCCATCGCATCGTTCAACGCTCGCTGATACGAGTTGTCATCCATTGGGCCAAACCCAATTTGCTCCGGTACGCCACGAATTGACGCCCTCATGTCTTCTACCGCTTGCGGGCTATAAGGCGTTCCAAAGTCCTTCTGCAAGTCACCGCCACCGCCATGACCTGCAAACCCAACTAAACCAGAACCCATCCCCGCTGCACTGTGTGCCACGAACTCCGCTAACGGCTGAAACGGTTGGGTCATCTTGCCCACCGCGTCTTTAAGGCCCGTCCATGCTCTGTTCTTGTTGTCGCGGTTCAATGAGAACGTCTGCGCGCGTTGCGCTACGGCCTGCATGTTGGGTATTTCTTCGGCGTATAAATTATCGGCTTGAGTTAATCCAACACCGCCTGCCGCCGTGTAATACATTGCCTTTTGATAATCCATTGGTCGAGTCGGCTTCATCCGAGGGTTTAGCTCGCCCGTCACAGGGTCTGCCACCAACTCTTTTGACGAGTTCATGTAGCCTGCTTGTTTATGTTCTGATAGCGCCGATTCCAGTTGATTCCTACTCATTGGCGGCAGTTTTTCTAAGCCTGGGAACATTACCTCATGCGGCTCTAATCGCCGCCGAATGTTGTCCCACAGCATCCACTGCTGGCTAAACAAGTGCATACCGTTATCAACAGCGATGCGCTCGTTTTCAGTAAGCGCCCGCCGATATGCATCACCAACTACTTGCGCCGTTTCTGGCTCTACCAGGAATTCCGTGTTTTTGAGGTTTTCTGGAAGGTTAGGGTTTATTTCTCCCGTTTTAAGCCTGTATTTAGGCGACTTTGCCCCTAACAAACTCATAATGCGTTCCATAAACACCGCATCACCGCCACGCTGACCAAACACTTGATCTAGGTTTTTCACCTTGCTAGTAGCGCCGATTGGGAACCCTTTTTTCTTTAACGCCGCTATTGCTTCTGGGTCGTCTTTTGCTCGCCTGACTTCGTCCACCATGCTGTTAAATCGCTTAACAACACCTTGTTCAAATTGCTTGCGTGACTTCTTAGTCGCGAACAGTTCGGGCATGAACTCCCGCGCCATGTGCCGGTCTATTGCACTGATGGCTGCGTTGACTGGGTCTTGCCATACGGTGGAAAAAGATGCGACTTTACTGCTTAGACCGCGACCTTGTGTCTGCACGCGCTCAACGAAGTCGATCCAGCTTTCGCTTTCGTTCTTTGTCCACCAACTGGGGTCTTTCTTATAAAGCTTGGCGAACTCGGCCAGATTGGTGTAATCGGCTGATCCTTTGAGGCCCATACCTCCACGACTACCGGCCTGAGTCTCAAAGAACTCTGCCATCTTTGTTTCAGCAGCTTTTCGACGTTCTTTGCTTACTTTCTCGCCAGGTTCCCAATCAATAAAACTTGCAAACCGATCAATGTCGTCCTGCGATCTTACTCGGAGCGCGGCTGCTTCAAATTCATTAGGGGTCAAAGGCTGGTTTGGGCTTAACATCCCAAATACATAGCGGTTGAAGACGTCCAACTCGTTCCCTGGTGCAGGACTCACGGCGCGAACCATTTTGTTCTGGATCGCGATCCTCGTTCCATTGTCGAGTTGAGATGGGTCAATCGGGTTTGCTTTTAACCAAATCAGGTCAGCGTAAGTAAATTCGCCTTCCAGACCGCCAGGCACGGCCACTGACTGCCCACTGTCTCCAACACTCTCTATTTTAGACAACGGGCCAAGATTTTCAACGCCGTATTCTCTGCCAAACGCCGCGAACTCGTCAGGGCTAAGAGTCTTTACGTCCTTGCCCTTAAACATTGCAGGCTTACCCGGCAAAGCTGCCTGAGTCTCTTCAGCCGATAGCGCCGTGTAAGCCGTTAACCCACCCGCCCCGACATAGGTAACCGGCATCGCATATCGTTCGGCTATTTCAATAATCTTGGGGTCAAAGATCACATAGTTCTGCGCGTCTGCTGAGTTGCGCTCTTTATAAGTAATGCCCTTTGCACCAATCTTTTGTAGGGCTTGGCGTATTTTAGTCGGCGCTTCTTGTGCCGGTGTGCTTGCGTCTACCATGCGGTAGTAAATGTCTTTACCCTTCGGGTTGCTTGGCAGACCCATGCCTGCTGCCGCGTTCTGCACGAATTCTGGCTGCTCACTTAAAGGCGCGTCCCAGTTCAATAGTTCACCAGCGTCGGCGTCGATCTCCAACCGCAGCATGTGACCTTTTTTAGGAGGGTTGTCCGATAGCGCCTGTGCAACCTCTAAATACGCCTCGCGTGTACCCGCATCAATGTCAGGGTCATTTGCCATCTCGCGCATCGACCAAGGTGTCTCATGCGACAGCGCCCGTTCCCAAGCGTCCATCAAGTAATAGTCGCCATCTGCCGCCTGGTACTGCGACATCATCCATTCTTCATGGTCTAAATCGCGAGGCGCGTAGTTACCGCCAATTTCGTCGGCTGTAGACGCATAAATGCCTTCACCGTACATCTGGCCGTGCGTGCCTTGGTTAACGCCTAGCTCAAACTCGTCAAACTCATAGCCAGTGCCGTGAACCGCGTCCAGCTTCTTGCGCTTGTAATCTACAACGAGGCTTGCAAGGCTTGGCTTACTACCCACGCAGTTGCTCCGTCAGCAGATCAACCACGCCTGTCTCAGTGCCGTCGTTCTCAAGATCCAACCCGCGCGCTTCTTCCAGCGTCTTATAGGTTTGCGCTTCTTTGAGTTTCTTATCGGCGTCCATCTCAGCGAGCTTCGCCTGCAACTCAGCGATCTGCATCTGCATCTTCTGCTGATCCATTGCCATCTTGGTCTGAGCCTCTACCGCAGCCGACTGCTGCTTCATCTGCATCTCGTTAGACTTCATCTGCAAGTTGGCTTGGCTCTCGGCCTGACGCATCTGCAAGTCGGTCATTGCAAGCTGCTCTGCAACGGTTGGGCCTGCAGGTTGTTTCGGCGGCACGGTTGCTGGGTCAGTAAAGAACGTCTGAGTCTCACCGACGTTACCTAACTCAACGATGCGGTCTAGCGTGTTGTAGACGTTACCTGGCGTTGCCAAGCCATGCTGCGCAGCCTCTTTCTGAATCGTCAGCAGGTTATTGAGCATCTGCAATTCTTCGGCTTTGCTGTTGTAACCAAGCCCGACCTCAACGGTCACGTTATTACGCTCCGACCAGTTTGCCGGGTTGAACGCTACCCACTCGCCTCTAATGCGGATGGTGCGGTCTTTGTCTACCGTCGTGCGTAACAGTTGGTGCATCTTGATGAACAACTGCTTAACGCCTGTCTCGCCAAATATGCGCACGATCATCTCTATACGCTGGCTTGCCTGACTGATGGCAGACTGATACGCGCCCATTGTGGTTTCGCGCAGTATGTTCGGGTCTAGGCTCAACTGCGGCGTGACGCCTGTACGGATGCCCTGCACTTCGTCCATCGTCTTAATCACCGGCAGTATCTCTGAGACAATCGGCTGCACCTGTTCTTCGCGGAGCGCACTAGGATCTCGCGCCGGGATAAACTCACTCGCCGTATCTAGCAGCACATCCAGCGTGCCTGCTTCATCCGATATAAACGCATCGCCAACGTACTTGCGTCGCACGTTTGCTTTGTAGATGTTGTCCAGCATGTTGCGCATCAGCGTTGACTTGATCTTCTGGATGTCTTTGACCATATCGATCATCGACATGCCAGGGTGCTGGTGCGGCAGCGGTACAGTCGTGAGCGCGACGAATGGCTGGTAATTGATTTCCTCGTCAGCAAAGATCGTGCTGCCGATAAGACATATTTTGCGATGTTCGGCTATGCCATCACCGTCCTCGTCAATCTTTAAGAAACACTCGTTGACCGTGTACAGGCGCATCGATGGATCAGACTCATCAACGTCATCCTCGTCCTCGGAGAACAGTTTATTCTCGTCTTCTTCATCAAACTGATTGCTGCCAGAACCAACGTCCTCAAGCATGTCTCTGTCATAGCCCATCTCAACCAGTTCGGAGTACGTCTTCTTCACCCGGTGACATAAGAAATCGGCTTCGTCTAGGTCGATAGAAAAACAATTCTCTGCGACAAGCAGTTCATCAGGCGGGATGTTAACCAGCTTCGGCTCACAGATTTGCTTGGTGACACGCAGCTTGACGCTAAAGGTTTCGGTCTGTGACGCATATCCGTCCGTCATCACTTCTTCGTAAGCAGACTCCTGCTCAACAACCTCGACCTCCCCCTCTTGAGCAAGATTCACCATCGCAGCTTGCAACTGCATCATGTCCAAGCCTTTGAATTCTTCGGTGCGCGTGACAACGCGCTCGTCCATAAACAGCTTGATGTAGCCGTTCGGATACATGAGCGTGTCTTTGAACCAGTTGTATAGGGCTAGGAATGCGTTGTTTTCGCGGGTGAGATAGTGGTTACTGATCTGCGTCTGCTGACGCGCTTCTTGTTCGTCTTCCGGGCCAACCGGCTCATACTTTACGACCTCATTGCTGGACGTAAACACGCGCATGATTGAGGGTAATGCCCACTCAACGGCCTCCATTGATTCACGAGTAACAACGCTAGAAAAACCATCGCGCTCGTTGCCGTATTCGCGGCCAACGTAGTAGTCATAATTCTCCATGCGAGTCTCGGAGATTTCTCCACCCGACTCGTTCAGACAATCATTGATCTTGCCGCGCACAATGCTGACGACTTGGCTTTCGTCCATTGGCTCTATTTCCATTAGGTTCTCCAGGCGGTGTCTTGCGACCACTGCGTGCCGACTATTTTGCGTCGGCGTTCACTTATCGCCGGTTCATGTATTCGCGCCCAAGAGGACTGCTTAAATCCTTGAGCGACTTGTCTGAATGCATCCGCGCCATTCGATGCCCAGTTGTGTAAGGGCGTGCTGCGGTGCGTGTTGTTCTTTGCATCAAAGCTGTATTCGTAGTTCGACAATGACTCTATGCCCCGCTCGCAACGCTCTTTGTCAAACCAACAACTGGCAAACATGCGCCGGGTCATCTCAATGCCTTCTTGTATGTGCCTGATGCGCGGCACAACCTCGATAGGCTTTACGCCTGCGTCCTCTAGCTGATGCTTT